AATGGGAGAAGCCGAGATCGTATACCTAACTGGCGGCACCCTAATGCCTAGGCTCCCTGTAGATTTGGACATACCTCCGGTCACAATCTCCGGGGAAATCAGGACCGGGCGAACGCTGGCCAATGGGCTAACCCCCAGAGCGGACGCAATGGCAAGGCTGGTCGCAAGGGGTGCCACCCTGTCCGACGCATACAGGGCAGCGTATCAGGCAAGGCCCGACATAGCGCCAGAACAGGTGACATATGCGGCACATAGGATCACCAGCAAGCCGGTGTGGCGGGACGCAATAGGGCAGTATCGCGGGGAGATGGAGGCGAAGAGGGCGCAAGCTGTTGTAAACATGAGAGATTTCGTGCTCGGCAGGCTCACCATGGAAGCCCAGACCGCAGGTGAGAGTAGCAGCCGTATCCGGGCATTGGAGCTATTGGGGAAGACGGAAGCTTTGTTCACTGATGTCCGCCGCACTGAACGCAGCATCAATCCCAAGGACCTTGAGGCACTAAAGTCTCAGCTATATCAAAGACTTAGCACTGCCCTAGGGCGCTACAATCCCTCGCTGTCCCTCGGCATAGGGACGGTGAACAGCCCGCCATCCGCCACGGCGGAAGAAAAAGGCTCGCGCGAACCCCACCCACCGGGCAGCCCCCTTGCAGCACCAGCGGACCCGCCTGAGAATTTTATAGTAACCCCCGCATACGAACCCAATAATCCTAGCTCCCCCTCCCAAACCCAACCGGGGGTGCATTTTGGCCATGAGCCAGTCCGAAAAGGCCTGTCTGAATTTTCTGAAAAATCAAAGGTTTCGGACGCCGAGCCAGTTCTGCACCGCAGACCGGAGGTCGAGGAAGCGCAGCATCGAGAAATGCTTGAGACTGATCTGTAGTCTTCCAAGCTAAGTGTCCCGCCCGTGGAGAGGGAGCATTTTATCCAATGAATACAGACAGTTACGAAAACTACCGTTTCAACCTTGACCCCGTGTTGGGCATCGACTCGGCAAACGCTGTTAACTCAGAGGACTGGGCTATCTGTGAGCTTTTGGCTGACCTTGGGGATGACCTGTCTTGGGAACTGGTCTTTGAGCTTGCTGCTCAAGTGGATAGAAAGAATGTCATTGGCCTGACAATGACCAGCTATGAGAGACATTGGCGGGCTCGCCGGTCCCTTAGGAACCGCATGCTGAAGGAGATGCGCTGTGGCTAAATCACCCGCTTGGCAGACCAAGGCTGGAAAGAACCCGGAGGGAGGTCTCAACGCCAAGGGACGTTCTTCCGCCAAGGCAGATGGAATGAACCTGAAGGCTCCTGTGAAGTCCGGGGATAATCCCCGCCGTGCGTCGTTCCTTGCCCGGATGGGAGGGATGCCGGGACCGGAGAGGAAACCGGACGGGAAGCCGACCAGATTGCTGCTTTCCCTTCAGGCTTGGGGTGCCGGGTCCAAGTCGGATGCCAAGGCGAAGGCGTCGGCTATCTCCAAGCGGAACAAGAAGTAGCTTGCGCCCGTTCTATGAAACCTCTTCCCAGAGGTCCAACGAGGAACTCATAGCTCGTTACGTAGCTACCCGCTGGGACTGCAAGATCATCCGGATGAAGACAGCCTTTCCTGTAGATTACATGCTCAAGAGACCGAGCGGGTCTGCCTTCGCGGAGATCAAGCATCGGGACTATTCCATGGATGCCATGGACCGGATGGGCGGGGTCTTCATCAGCCTGCTCAAGTGGGGCACCGCCAAGAACCTTTGTGAGGTAGCCGCCTGTCCCCTGATAGTGATCGTCAGGGATGGTCTTGGTGGCACCTACTGGTACAGGACCAGTGACTTCTCCCATGATGGAATTGGGTACGGCGGTAGAACGGACCGGAACGATGATCAGGACTGCGAGCCTGTAGTCCTCCTGAGGAAGGACAGGTTCCGTAAGCTTTAGGGTGTCTTGGCCTTGTCGGGTTCATCTGTGAGGAGCGCAGCGCGGGCGGCGGCGATCAGTATGTCCGCGTAGCGCCCCCTCGGCGTCAGTTCGATGGCGTTTAGCGCCTCTTCCAGTTCTTTCGCGTCGATCATGTCCTATCCTCCTATTCTAAAGCCATACTCGCGCGCGGCGGCCTTGTGCAGCGCCGCTGCCATGTACTCAAGGTCCAGCGCCGCAATGAATCCGTCGAGCATTGCTGGGCGCATGGTTTTCTTGCCGCAGTAGAGCCTGCTGATGTGTTGTACCGACATGTCCAACTCGGCAGCGATGTCCTTTGGCTTCTTGCCTTGAGCCGCTGCAAGCCTTCTCAGGCGCTCACCCAAAGGGAGGTCAGGGTCCGTAATAGTCTTCATCTGTATCTCCCACTCGGGGATTCTGATGATTGATCTTTCTTGTGATCTAGATCGTATAAATCCGGTCTCTCAGTGGCGGCCATATGATCCTCGCCCTTGCGATACTCTCCCTTGTCCAACCATTCCCGAGCCCGTAGCAGCCGCTTGGCCTGCCATGGCGATGGATTGGTCATGCGTTCGATCCGAGCAAGAAGGTTCCTGCGAGCGGATTCCAAGGGATCAGGATATTTCATAGTGTCTCTTTCAACGGCAATAACTTGCTGGGACAACGCAGGATAAGCCCTGCGGCTTCTCCTGCTTGTGTTCCTCTGTGGTGGATAAACATATCAGTACGCTGGAATGTCGCAGAGTTTTTCGAGTTCTTTCTTTCTTCTTTCCAGTTCATCTCCTGAAATGGTTCTTCCTTTGGAAGCCTTCCCTAATTTTGTTCCATGAAGAACTTTGTATATTTTATTCTTGCGACTTGGTTTGATTAGCTTCCCATCAATACCCTTCGTTAAATGAGCTTTCTCGGGATTTCTTTTGATGGCTTCCGCAAGGGCATCAATCATTCTTTGTGGCACCAACTTTCCGGCTTTTTGTTTTCGTTGGATTTGTCTTCGAATACCTTCGGCTGAAGTGGGCTGCATTCATCTATCCAGTTTTGACGGTGAAGCTTTTGCCATAGAACGAGCCTGCCTGACCTTTGGGGGGGTCAAGCAGGCATAACAGGTTCCAGTTCTGACGGAGCCAGCCCCCGCCATTTACCTCCACCCGCCCTTTTTACAGGACCCTCGCAATAGCAAACCCGCCGAGGAATTCTGGGTGTCCGGGGCTGGATGAGGTTTCCCCGCTCCAACCGCCCAATGGGACCCTCAGTCACCGAGGTAATGGCTTCTGAGGGCTGACCGTTTACGTCTACGGCCTGCTTCTTAGTTCTTTTGGGAGAGTTGACGCGCTGTGTCCGGGGATACTAGTATCGGACACGGGCGCGGCAACGCCCAACGGTTCGAAGCTTATGACGCAAAGCTTCGGCTTGGCAAGCCCCGCGATGAAAAATTCGCGGGGCTTGTTACGTTTGGGTATCGGTATAGGCTGATGGTCCTCTGGGGAGGATAGTCTCATGTCCCAAAAGGAATATATTCAAGGTCTGAAAGATCGGCTGGGAGTATCCTCCTATGCCCATTACCGGGGTCACACCCGGATTGCTGAAGATGGGATGATCAGTCCTTCCAAGGTCCAGCATGAAGAACCAATCAGCAGATTCATTATGGACAGGTATCTCAAGCAGGAAGCCGGGTCTCCCTCCCTGAGGACTGGATATGTCAGCCTAGGCAACGGTGGCTACATGCACAGCAGGAACAGGGGTTCCGCGTAGCCGCGCTGAAATGTCGCACCCACCGGCACCCGAACCGCGCTATTATCGCCCGTCGCAACCAAAGGGAATTCTTATGTCGATGAGTGAAGGCGATATCGCGAGGGATGAGGGTCTGGCTCTGGTAGCCAAGAATGCGGGCAAGGTATGGATGGACAAGGCAGTAGAATGCTGCATGTGCCATGCTGATGCCTTCAATGGCAGGATCGTCACCGGAGAGTACCTGAGGCACCTGATCGAGGAGGATGTCGGCAAGGCCCATTCCCCGAACGTCTATGGGACTGTAGTCAGGCTACTCCTGAACAAGGGAGTTCTTAACCCTACCGGGCGCTGGGTGAAGCCCAAGGACAGAGCCAGTCATTCCAGCCCGAAGCCTGAATATACCCTCAGGGCTGGTGTGGGTATCCCCCGTGACTAACCATTGGTATGTAGTCTGTTCCGCTCTGGCGACCGATCCGGACCCCAAGGACCGAATCTGGACCCTGTCCCATGATCCCAAGCATACCGGGTGGAATACCAACCACGGCACCCCCGGCTACGGGATGACCAAGGCACAGGCGCAGGAGCTTGCTGACGCTGCCAACGGTCAGGGAGAGGGAAGATGAGGAGCCGCTACCGGGAGAAGCGCATCCGGCGTGACCGGATTGAGTGGCTGGCCGTTGGTATGGTCTTGGCCGGTATTCTTATGTTCGTCTTCTTCTATGGAGGATCAACAAGATGACGCGGCAAAATATCAAGATGACGTGGCCCAATATAGAGGCCGTCACGTACTTGGCGGGAACCATGTCCCGAATGACAGGCATCCCAAAGGAGTCAAAGGAAGACCTACAAGGTCTTTATAAGGCTTATTACAATCGTCCATGGAAACACGCAGAAGAATGTACTCTTGATGATGTCTGCATTCTTGCAGCACAAGAGAATGTCGATCCGGTGCCTCTGGCAAGGATGGTTTTCAGCATGGGCGAGTGCAAGGAGGACATCGACTGTGGCTCTGAGGTGAGGGCCGATGGTCGCAAGTAAGTGGCGCGGCCAGAAGCTGGCCAGATTGCGGGCTGACTACGAGGAACGCCGCATGTCCCTCAAGGATGTCGCCATCAAGCATGAGACTTCCGAGAATTACATGATGATCCTCGCCCGGAGGAACCACTGGGAGAGGCGTAAGTCCTCAGAAACGCTGGAGAACCCGGCGATAGAGGTTGTTTCTGACTTTGTAGCCGCAGGAGGGGCTCCTTTTGCCCCGGTATTCGCACCAGAGACCTACATTTCCCCGGCACCCCGCATGGGAATCGCTGAAATGAAGGAAAGACGCCTCTGGCTTGAGGAGATTATCGCCAGATACAGCCGGGAACTGCACCAACTGAACAATTCCATCAGTTTCTTGAGCAGTATGACTGCAAATATCCCGCAGGAAGAGGAGGCAGAGGACCCTAGTGGGGTATCCTGATACCTTTCCCTTGACCTGTAGATAAAATGTCAATAGGTTCTACCAGATGTAGTGGGAAGCTGTCCCCCCACGGGGGATGAACCACAGGAAAGCCCCGTATTTGCGGGGCTTTTTCATATCTGGACCCTGAATGGCCCTCGATCCGAACGAAATCCACAAAAGCCTGAAGATGCTTCAGACGGTGGACCCGGAAGAGTATTCAAATCTTCTGGAATTGGTCGGAAAGATCGACGGATTGGAGCGAATTGAGAACGCTCGTACCAGTTTCTTGGATTTTGTGAGGCTTTGTTGGCCTAGTTTCATCCTTGGAACCCATCATAAAACGATGGCGGCACTGGCTGAAGACGTTGTTTTTGGGCGTGAAAACCGGGTAATTCTCAATCTCCCGCCCCGATTCAGCAAGTCCGAGCTATTCAGCTACATGCTTCCGGCTTGGTATATCGGGCTGAACCCCGAAGCCAAGATCATCCAGATTTGTGGCACCGGAGATATGGCCATTGGCTGGTCGAGGAAGGTGCGTAACCTTGTCGCGTCCACCGAGTACCAGCAGATATTCCCCGGAGTTGGCCTGAGGGCTGACTCCAAGGCGGCGGGCCGCTGGCATACCTCCCACGGGGGAGAGTATTTTGCGGTGGGTGCCGAAGGTAACGTGACCGGCAAGGGCGGCGACATCGTGATCATCGATGACCCGACCGGCGAGCAGCAGGCAGTAGCCGCCATAGGAGACAGCAGTGTCTTCCAGCGGGTTTACTCTTGGTTCGTGGCCGGTCCCCGCCAGCGTTTGCAGCCCAACGGGCGCATCGTGGTGGTCCAGTCTCGGTGGGCAGTGAATGATTTCACCGGCCAGCTTCTGAAGGCAGAGCGCGAGGCGGCGTCGGACAGGGCGGACAAATGGAAGGTCGTGGCCCTTCCTGCAATCATGCCCAGCGGCAAGTCTCTGTGGCCAGAGTTCTGGAGTCTGGAGAACCTTGAGGCGACCAAGCTGGCCCTTCCACCGAACAGGTGGAATGCCCAGTACCAGCAGGAACCTTCGAATGATTCCGGTTCCATCATCAGGCGGGAATGGTGGAAACGCTGGAAGGAGCCGAGGGTCCCAGAATGCTCGCTAAAAATGGTGACGGTCGATACCGCTTACTCCCAGAAGGAGTCAGCCGACTACACGGCCTTCACCACTTGGGGAATCTTTACGGGGGAGAGCGAGGCGACACGGACGGACAAGGGCGGGAAGAGCGTTCCCAATCTCATCCTTCTGGACGCATGGAAGGAGCGCCTTGAGTTCCCTGAACTGAAGGCGATTGCCCATCGTCATTACATGAAGTGGCAGCCTGACATCTTCATGGTCGAGGCCAAGGCGGCGGGGGCTCCGCTGATCTACGAGTTGCGCGCCAGAGGGATTCCGGTACAGGAATACAATCCTACCCGTGGAACCAAGCTGGCTCCCAACGACAAGATCAGCCGGGTCAATGCAGTCTCGGATATCTTTGCCTCCGGGCTTGTGTGGGCACCGGAGTTCGTGTGGGCGGATGAGGTCATCGAGGACTGTGCGAACTTCCCATCCGTCGAGCATGACGACTTGGTCGATTGCGTAGCGATGGCTTTAATGAGATTCAGGCAAGGTGGATTTCTAACTCTAGCTTCAGACACATGGGATGATGACGAACCCGTCCGTCCCCGTCGCCGTGCCTATTACTGATTAACCAGAATCGGAACCTGATGGCTCGCTCTCCAAGACCCTCATTTATTGAAACGACAATCGCTCCGGAAGGTTCTCTTCCCGAAGATATTGTTCAGGGACTTGGCACCGACATCGATCTTGTTCCGGATGATCCGGAAGTCGGTATCGAGCAGAACGATGATGGCGGCGTCACGGTAGACTTTGCTCCGGAGGATTCATCTCCCGAGGAGGAAGAAGAATTCGATGACAATCTGGCTGGCTACATTGAAGAGAACGAACTCGATTCGATTGGCCGGAAAATCTGCGAGATGGTCGAGATCGATGACCGTTCGCGGGATGACTGGAAGCGGGCGTACATTAAGGGTCTGAGCCTTCTGGGCTTCAAGACCGAAGAGCGTACCGACCCTTGGTCCGGTGCCTGTGGTGTCTTCCACCCGGTAATGACCGAGGCTGCGGTCAGGTTTCAGTCTCAGGCCATTATGGAAATCTACCCGGCTGGCGGGCCGGTTCGAACCAAGACCCTTGGCAAGTGGACCAAGGACAAGGAGAAGCAGGCCAAGCGCGTTGAGCAGGAACTGAACTACTTCCTGCTGGATCGCATGACCGAGTTCCGTCCAGAAACGGAACAGCTTCTGTTCTATCTGGCACTCGCCGGGAGTGCCTTCAGAAAAATCTACTTTTCCCCGGAACTAAAAAGGCCTGTGGGGCGTTTCATTCCGGCAGAGGACTTCATCGTTCCATACGGAACCACGGACCTGAGGACCTGTCCCCGATATACACAGGTCATGCGAATCTTCCCAAACGACCTGAAGAAGATGCAGGTTACTGGGCAGTATTCAGGTGTCGATCTTCCGAAGCCAACCTATCGGCAGGACGACATCAAAGAGAAGTACGACAAGCTGACAGGTAGCTCCCATCCCTCTCAGGATGATGAGCGATATACTCTCTACGAGTGCCATGTAGACTGGGATTTGCCCGGATTCGAAGACACGATTACGGATGAGGATACGGGAGAAGAAGCCCAGACGGGCATCGAACTTCCCTATGTGATCACGGTCGATAAATCGTCTCAGAAGGTTCTGGCCATTCGCCGGAACTGGAGTGAGAGCGACCCGATGAAGATCAGGCGTCAGCATTTCACGCCTTATCACTATCTACCGGGCTTGGGCTTCTATGGCTCTGGCCTTATTCACCTGATTGGCGGGATTACCGCTTCTGCCACGAGCATTCTTAGACAGCTTGTGGACGCGGGCACACTCGCCAATCTCCCCGGCGGCCTCAAATCCAGAGGCATGAGGATCAAGGGCGACGACAGTCCGATCATGCCGGGTGAGTTCCGCGATGTCGATGTTCCTTCCGGGAACATCAGGGATAACATCGCATTCCTGCCCTACAAGGAACCGAGTGCGGTTCTTCACAGTCTCCTGAATGACATGATTCAGGAAGGCCGCAGGCTTGGTGCGGCACCCGATCTCCCCATCAATGCGATGACGCAGCAGGCTCCTGTCGGCACCACACTTGCCCTTCTGGAGCGATCCATGAAGGTCATGTCTGCGGTTCAGGCAAGACTCCATGCCAGCCTCAAGCAGGACCTGAAGCTGATTGCGGATATCATCGCGACAGACATGGGTCCGGAGTACGAATACGAGGTTGAGCAAGCCGATAGCTCTCGCGTCGAGGACTTCGCTCAAGTGGATATCATCCCGGTGTCCGATCCGAATGCAGCCAGCATGGCGCAGCGGGTTGTTCAGGGACAGGCTGTCCTCCAGTTGGCCCAGACAGACCAGCAGGCATTCGATATGCCGCTCCTGTACCGGGATTTCGTGACGATCCTTGGCGTCCAGAATGCCGACAAGATCGTCAAGGACCCGGAGGATATTACTCCGATGGACCCGGTATCGGAGAACATGGCGCTGCTGATGGGCAAGCCGGTAAAGGCTTTCCTCTATCAGGATCAGGAAGCCCATATTCAGGTTCATCTGGCGGCGGCACAGGACCCGAAGATCATGGAGCTTGTCGGGCAGAGCCCGCAGGCATCCCGCATACAGGCGGCTCTTGCTGCCCATGTGTCGGAGCATCTCGCCTACGCCTACCGCAAGGGCATCGAAGAGCAGATGGGTGTTCCTCTTCCGCCAGAGGATCAGCCTCTTCCGGAAGATGTGGAGGTCATGCTCTCCAAGACCGTGGCGGAGGCAAGCAAGAGGCTTCTCCAGAAGGATCAGGCAGAGGCGGCACAGAAGAAAAACCAGCAGGCCCAGCAGGACCCGGTTGTTCAGATGCAGCAGCAGGAACTCCAGATCAAGCAGATGCAGGCCCAGCAGAAGGCCGAGGCTGCGAAGCAGGAACTACAGTTCAAGATGGCAGCCCTTGCACAGAAGGAAGCTGCCGATCAGCGCAGGCTCACCTCACAGGAACGAGTCGCTGGCGCTGCTCTTGGCGTAAAGATCGCTCAAAGCAAAAACAGCGAAGATGCGAACAAGCGTCAGAACATGCTTGATACGGGACTTGAACTACTCGACCTCGAAATGAGGGCGCAGCAACTGAAGAGTCAGGACAACAAGAAACGATCCAACAATGGATCGAATCAGAATTACTAAGCAAGCCACCGAGCGCAGCGAGCCACTAGGGGTTATCCTAGGCATCCGGAGTGAATATGAATCTGAATGAACTTGTTCAGAGGCGATACACAGATCGCTTCAAGAGAACACAGGAAACCATCATCAATGGTGTCCAGACATTCGAAGAGTATCGTTATTCGATAGGCTATCTCAGAGGCATGTGGGACCTGATGGAGGATATTCATCCCCTCCTGAAAGACCCGGATTCAGCCGGTGATGAGGAATAGTCATGGCGAAAACGAACAAGACAATGATGCCCGTGCCGGTTGGCTATCACATGCTGATAGCTTTGCCTCCGCAGGGAGAGAAAATCGGGAATGTATTCATCCCTGATGATCTGAAAGCCAGAGAGCATACCGCCTCAATCGTTGGCAATGTGCTTGCCATGGGTCCGGATTGTTATCTGGATACGGTAAAGTTTCCGACTGGGCCTTGGTGCAAAGTTGGAGACTGGATTTTGATGAAGAGCTACACAGGCGCTCGCTTCAAGATCAAGGAACAGGAGTTTCGCATCATCAATGACGATTCGATCCTGTCTGTAGTGGCTGATCCGCGCTTCATCGAGCGTGCATAGGAGAAATCATGGCTACCGAGAGAATCGAAAGCGAGATCGATGTTCGCCCTGACAAGAGCGGCGACAAGGTTGTTGCGACTTCATCCGCTCCGGGGGATGACGATCTCCAGATAGAGGTCGAGGACGATACGCCAGAAGCAGACCGGGGCAGGCAGCCCCGCGCTCCCGGCACCCCGTCCCTGATTCCGGAAGAGGAAGAGATCGGTCAGTACACCCAAGGTGTTCAGGACCGCCTCAGGCAGATGAAGTGGGAATACCACGAGGAACGTCGGGCAAAGGAAGCTTGGCAGCGCGAACATAACGCCGCCGTTGACTTCGCCAAGAGGGTCCACGGAGAAAACGAGAAGCTCCGCAGCTTGGTCTCGGAGGGTCACAAGACTCTCTTGGATAGTACCAAGCAGGCGGCAGAAACGGAGATGATCTCTCTGGAAGAAGGCCTGAGGGTGGCGCTGGAGACTGGCGACACCGCGAAGGCTGCGGAACTTCAGGGGAAACTGGCAAGGACTGCGGCGCGGGCAGAGGCCCAGAACTACATCCCCCCTATTTCATTCCCTCAGGGGGATGAACGCAGGGAGCAGGTTCAACAGCCGCAGCGTCAGGAAGTCCGCCTGTCGGAGTCGATGCAGGATTGGGTAGCAAACAATCCGTGGTTCAATCAGGACAAGCGCATGACGGCGTTTGCCTTCGGTGTCCACGAAGAGTTGCTTGAGAAAAAGATTCCCTTGGAATCTCCGAAATACTTCGCGGAGATCAACAAGGCAGTTCGCGAGTCGTTCCCGAATTATTTCCGGGATGAAGACGAAGGGAATTCCCGTAACGGGAATGGCACCAACGGGCGCACTCAGTCACCGCCCCGTAGGAATGCCGTTGCTGGCGTAACCCGCAGTCCTGCGGGAAGGGCCAGTAACCGGGTGACTCTCACGGCGTCCCAAGTGGCGCTGGCAAAGCGTCTTGGAATTACTGAACAACAGTATGCCCGAGAAATGATTAGACTGGAGAACAACGATGGCTAACTCGGACCCCCGCGCCCCACGCACCAATGATACCCGTGAGGCTACGCAACGGACTGAAGCTTGGGTTGAGCCGTCAAAGCTACCCGACCCGGACCCTCAGGATGGATACGTTTATCGCTGGATTCGGACGGCAACTCTTGGTCAGGCAGACCCGACCAATGTGTCTACCCGCTTCCGCGAGGGCTGGATTCCAGTCCCCAAGGAAGAGGTTATGCATCTTGGTCTGATGCAGGATCACAAGACGCGCTTTCCGGAGAATCTGGAAGTCGGTGGCCTTCTCCTTTGCAAGATGGAATCGGAACGGGCTGAACAACGGGCTGCCCACTTCACGAAGCTGACAAAGAATCAGATTCAGGCATCTGATCACAACTTCATGAAGCAGGCTGATCCTCGTATGCCCATTCTCGCACCGTCTCGTACTTCAACTGTGACGTTTGGATCAGGTCGCCCGAATAAGTAGGGCACCTAAACAGAGGACCTATCATGGCAAACACTGCCTCCGCCTACGGGATGGTGCCGGTCAATTTGATCGGTGGCCGTCCTTTTGCAGGCTCGACCCGGATGCTGCCTATCGCATCCAACTACGCTACGAGCATCTTCTTTGGTGATGTCGTCAAACTCGTTGATACCGGCACCATCGCCAAGGATGTTGGCACCTCCACGCTGACGCCGATTGGCATCTTCATGGGCGTGTCGTACATGGACCCGACCTACGGAGCGACGTTCCGCCAGATGTACACGGCGAACACCGTTCCGGCGAACTCGACGCTTTCCATTGCCTATGTCTGCGATGACCCGTCCACGGTCTTCAGGATTCAGGGTAATGCGGCCATGACCCAGACCATGTTGTTCAACAACGCTGGTGTGGTTCAGGGTGCGGGCGTGACGACCTCTGGCAACAGCGGCGTCACTCTGGATGTGTCCACGGTCGCTACGACCGATACCCTGCCGCTGCGTATTATCGGCTGGGCCGGTAACAACGTAGAACCCGGCATTGCCGCTGGCATTGCACAGGATTGCCTTGCCCCTACGGACGATTACCCCGACGTTCTGGTTTCTTGGAACTTCGGAATGCACGCCTATCAGCGCGCACTCGCGATCTAAGGGAGCATTAGACAATGGCAATTTCACGCGCACAACTCCTCAAGGAGTTGCTCCCCGGTCTCAACGCTCTGTTTGGGCTGGAGTACAAGAAGTACGAAAACGAAGACACGGAAATCTTCGATACGGAGACTTCCGAGCGTTCGTTCGAAGAAGAGACCAAGCTCGCCACGTTTGCGGCAGCCCCGGTCAAGGCGGAAGGCGAAGGCATCGCCTACGACAACGCGCAGGAAGCTTGGACGGCGCGGTATACCCATGAGACGGTAGCCATGGGTTTCTCCATCACTGAAGAAGCGATGGAAGATAACCTGTATGACTCGCTCTCGACCCGGTACACCAAGGCGCTGGCTCGCTCGATGGCCTACACCAAGCAGGTTAAGGCTGCTGCCATTCTCAACAATGGCTTCAGTGCGAGCTTCCTGTACGGTGACGGCAAGCGTCTGTTTGCTACGGACCATCCGCTGGTCAGCGGTGGCACCAACAGCAATCGTCCGACGACGGGTGCCGACCTCAACGAGACCTCGCTGGAAGCGGCTGTCATCCAGATCGCCGGATGGCTTGACGAACGCGGTCTGCTGATTGCAGCCCAGCCTCGCAAGCTGATCATTCCGACGGCTCTCATGTTCGTTGCGACTCGTCTTCTCCAGACGGAGCTTCGTGTCGGTGTCGCGAATAACGACATCAACGCGATCAAGAACAACGGCTCGATCCCGGAAGGCTACACGGTCAACCATTACCTGACGGACACCAATGCTTGGTTCCTGAAGACGGATGTGCCGAATGGCCTGAAGCACTTCGAACGCATGCCCATGAAGACTTCCATGGACGGCGACTTCGATACGGGCAATGTGCGGTATCGGGCACGCGCCCGCTATTCGTTCGGCGTCTCTGATCCTCTCGGCATGTACGGTAGCCCCGGCGCAAGCTGATAATCCTGTCTTAACACCGGGGGACCAATCAGTTCCCCGGTGTCCTTCCCTCCGCGTAGCGTTGGCCAATTTTTCTGGAGGCTTTAATGTCTGATACCACCACTGAATTTCTCAACGGTCTTCTTGTCGATGGCGTCCCCACCATGGGTATCAGCGGAATCCCGCTGACCAATGGTCGAGTCATCTTTGTCGATTATGTCAACGGGTCTGATAGCTATAACGGTAATGCTTCGTCTCCGAAGAAGACGATCTATTCCGCTTATGCGAATGCCCGTGATGGCTACAATGATGTCATTGTCATCGTTGATAATGGTCTGTCCACGGGCTCGCAGCGTCTGTCGCTGGCGAATGCTGTGGCTGTCGATTCGACGGTCACGGCTGGCACCCTCGTTCTGAGCAAGAACGCGGTTCACATTGTTGGCATGGCGGCCCCGACCCTGAACAGCCGTTCCCGTTTTGCTCCCCCCACCGGCACCTATACGATGGCGACCTTCGGGTCGGGTAACTTCGTGACGATGTCTGGTTCGGGCTGCATCATCCAGAACGTGTCCTTTTTCAACGGCTTCTCGACCGGAGGGGCAAGCCAGATTTGCTTCACTGTCACGGGCGGACGTAACTACTTTGAGAACGTCACGTTTGGCGGTGCCGGTGACGCGGCTTCGGCGCAGTCAACGACCAGTCGTAGCCTGCTGGTCAGCGGCACGGGCGAGAATCGCTTCGTCAACTGCACGATGGGCCTCGATACTGTGACCAAGACGGTGGCTAACGCCACTCTTGAACTGGCAGAGGCGACCCCGCGCAACGAGTTCATTGGCTGTAACTTCCCGTTCTATACCTCTTCGGCTACCACCATTGGTATCCTTGGTACGGGTGCAAACTGCATTGACCGCACGACCCTCTTCCGGGGTTGCACGTTCGGTAACGCCGCGCAGTCGGGTTCGACCACGATGAGCGGTCTGGTAACGCTTCCGGCCTCCGCTGGCGGTCTCCTTCTGATGAAGGACTGCACGCTGGTCGGCATCACGGAGTTCGGCACCGACGCCACCTCGCGCGGTCAAATCTACGTTGACGGTGCAAGCGTAGTCGCCGCCACCAGCGGCATCGCCGTCAACCCGACCTAACAACTGGATTAACGCCTCCACTCCGGGCGTTAATAGCCGGTGTCACTCCCGGCTTCCTCCTCGCAGACTTGGCCCGTAGCTCCGGTTACGGGCCATTTTTGCGCGGTAATCCTTTGTAGAGGATGAATTATGCGACCCATTACAGTTTCTCTTTCGCCATCAGTTCTCGATGCTGACGGCGTTGCCGCATCCCAGACGCCAGCAGGCGCGGGTGCGGTCACGATCAATGGCGCTCTCGCCACGGGTGGTGTGGCCACGTTCGCCTCCCCCCAGATCGTCACGATTTACTCAGGCTCGGATATCTCCAATCGGACGTTAGACGTTACGGGACGCGACCGTGACGGCAACACGATATCCCAGACCTCTATTACCGGACCCAACAACGAAACCGTTGCGACCACCAAGTATTTCAAAGAAGTCACCGGAGTTACCATCTCGGGGGCTGCGGCGGGTGCCATTACCGTTGGAGTCAACGGGCTTGGCACGAGCCAGATCATTCCCTTGGATGTCTATCCTCCCGCAAACATCTCGGTTGCTGTTACAGCCGTGACTGGGGCAACCTACAAGTTGCAGTACACCTACGACGATGTGCAGGCGACGACTTGGCCCAACGGCACCCAGACGTGGTTCGACCACGCGACCATGGTCTCCAAGACTGCCACGGCAGATGCCACAATCAATAATCCGGTGACCGCTGTGCGTTTTGTTATCACGACGGCGGCCAGCCCACAGTCTCTTACTGGGCGCATTATCCAGTCGGGAGGGATGGTCTGATGAGCAATGCAACTCTGGTAGAGGTCATCGGCGGTGGCGCGAAAGCGCCAAGCGCCAGCTTTTCCGTTGTCCCCGCTGGTTTTCAGTACGAGACGGTAGCAGCCGGGCAGACGGCGCAAGTTCTAGGCGCGACCGGCGCGGCGGGTGACTATCTCAGCCACGTCATCTTGCAGCCCACGACGACGGGGGCGGGAACAACCACGGTCCTCGACAACGCGACGGTCATTTACACGTTCACGACCGGCACGTTGGCAGACCTTCGTCCCATCGTCGTCCCGATTGGCTGCTTTAGCGTCTCCGGGGCGTGGAAGGTTACAACCGGCGCAAGCATCGCTGTGGTCGGCGTGGGGAACTTCACCTGATGCGCTTCTCCGATATCCTGATGTCGTCTGCAACGCAGGGCAGCGGGCTAGACACCCTTAACGCATGGGTTGCCAGTGTCGTGGCCAACGGTGGCACGGTGTCGGCTGGACGCGCGGTTATCGTTGGCACCTTCATCGCTGCTGAGAGGGCTTCCGGAGCATGGGATTTGACGGATGACTATTGGGGCTTGTGGGCCGAGAACCTCGCGCAGGCTCTCACCTCCCTGAAGCAGCGCAGGCTTGCCGTGGCGACCAATTCACCGACCTTCACGACGGATCGCGGGTACGCCTTCAACGGCACGACGCAGTACATCGACACAGGTTTCATTCCATTGACCCACGCGGCGGTGATGACGGCCACCTCCATCCATCTGGAGGTTTACGAGCGCGCGGAGTTGAGCGCGAACACCTACGCGGCCGGCGTAATCAACAGCTTGAGTCGCGCCATCACCATGCGCCCACGAGCCGCCGGAAACGCGTTCGTTCAAGCGGGAAGCGCGGCGGCTACGTTTACGCTGCCGTCCGCAAGCAGCCTCGGCCTCACGCAAGGCGGCCGGAATGGCGCGGCTGTGACCGATGTCTATGGTTCAAAAAACGGCGTCAGCATGACGCGCACGGTTGACCCGGCTGCGGTTGGGGTTTCGCTTCCCGCGAACAGCATTTTCCTCGGCGCTTACAACAACGTTGGAACGGCGGCGGGCTTCCGCGCGGCCTCGATTGGGTTCTCGGCTGTCGGTGCCGCGCTCAGTCAAGCGCAGCGTCTTGCGCGCTACAACGCGGTGCAGGCGTGGGCGACCTCAGTCGGAGCGAATGTCTGATGCCTATGTTCATCCTTCTAACCTCAACTGAAGCCGACAGCGTGCGCGGCCTCTCCACGCCGTCTGCCGCTCTTAATCCGATAGAGCGGGAAGGCGGTGTATTCCTGTTAGGCGTCGAGGTGCTGGATGATCCGGCACACAAGGCGCACTTGGACGTTCTGGCGAAGCTCCCTCAGAAAGACATCGAAGACCCCGACTTTGCGCCAGAGTTGGCAGTTTCCGTTGGCTCCTTGAACGTCGGTAAGGGCTAGTAATGAGGGGCCTCCCTAGCGCCGAAAAATACAAAGACAAATCCAGATACGTTAAAATGCCCCGGTTTTTACAGGGCACCAAGGGGGCCAACTATGTCTCGCGAGCCATGCAACCGGGTGGGTACGCCGAAGGCGGCACCATCAGGCAAGGCCTTGGCGGCCTCACCGAGTTCTTCGACTACGAAAGCCCCGGTGCAATCGAGAGGCCGGTCAAAGAAAATAAACTGGGACAAAGTACGGGTGTTCAAACAGCCGGAATACCGGCTGCCATTCTCTCTGGGAAAATACGTTCCGGGGAAAAGAACGCAGCAAGACCCGGAGCTATGGATACAGGTGGCAATCGAGTCGGGGCTCGTGGAAATGGGATCGCTCAGAGGGGGCGGACCCGTGGGAGACTTGCTTGATCCCTTGAATGGTAATCCCCCCGCGAGGATGAACCGCGAGGACCTTGAGGCTTTGGTTACAAAGGGACTCATGGAAGTTCTGGAGAAATCTTAAAATGGCATTTGTTAAAGCTGACCGTGTTCAGGAATCCTCAACTTCCACCGGAACCGGCAACATGACCCTTGAAGGCGTATATCAAACGTCTTACCGGACATTTGCCAGTCAGATGACCACTGGCGATACCTGCCAGTATTTGATCATAAACACAGACGCTGACGACGAATGGGAGATTGGAGAGGGCAGTTACCTTCTCACCGGCAGCAGTTCGTATCTGGTACGCACTGCGATCATCTCGTCTTCCAATGCCAATGCGACTGTGACGTTTACATCTGGCACCAAGCGGGTGGCGATGCTGCCAATCGCTTCGTCCATGGTGGTCGAGGACAACCTCGGAAACGCCACGGTTGAAGGGGAACTTTCTGCAAATGTCTTACAGGCCAGTAACGGCATCATCACAAACAGCCTGATGGTGTCGAGCAACTACACCATTCCGGTAGGGCGAAGCGGTATGAGCGCAGGTCCCATCACGGTAGCCTCTGG